AAACGATTGCCAACGTCATGCCTACCGTAATCTTCTGCCGCCCAATCATTTTGAGTACACAGCCCAAGGTTTTTGCCTATACCTTTGCAAAACTCTTTGTTTTCTGCTGATGACATTGTGTCAGGCAACTCAATCCATTTATGCCCATCATCGTATTGTTTGTATACGTTTGCTGATAGATTCTTCTTTTGTTGCTCTGCGTCAAGCTTTGCCGCTTTGGCGGCCAATTCTTTTTGATAGTCTGAATGCCTGGCCACCGCCTGGGCAACAGATACATTCTTTACGCTTTCAGCAGGCAACCTACCTTCAAATATGTCATTCAAAAGCGTTTCAGTGACTGGATTGAAATTTAATTGCCCCCAACCATCAAGATTATAAATTGGTTCATTGGGATTTTTCTTTTCAAGCCATGGGTACTCACCCACAATACCAGTTCGTTTAATTTCAGGTTTCTCTTTGGATAATATTTCTCTTGCGTATGGACTCAAGCTTTTAAGGCCCTCTTCCCATTCTTGTAATGAAGCTTTGGCCTCAGCTTCAGTATGGACTTTATGTTCGCCATATTTTCCAAAGTCAACTATCCATGACGGTTTTTTTTGATAAACAGATGCAGGTTCGCTTTCAATGTGTATGTCAGCAATATCTTCCCAAGACTTACCTGTTGGGGTTTTGGCCATACCTTCAACAGGCATACCTGCTCTTTCTCTAGCCCGTTTGACGCGGTCAATATAAGGTTGATGTTCTAATTGCTCTGGCTCAAGATGCGTTTTATTTCCTGGTTGATCGGCCAACGTACGCAATGGATCAGACGGAGTACCCATCTCATTCTTAACATAATTACGCAGGTTCTTGTTTAACCACTCATGCACTGCGGTATAGCCAGGCAATCGTTTAAGCAAGTCGGTGTAATCTCGTACTTCTTGTTCAGCATTAACTATATTAACAGCAGGATTGTTTTTATTTTGCGCTATGTAATCTTGATACTTTTTCAAATCCTTTTCTAATGACAACTTATCGTCCATTGAATACATTGGCCTCAAGTCATTGATCATACGATCAACTGATTTGTCCAGCCAGGCGCCACCCTTTACTGGCTTGACCACACCAGCCATGCCCATACCCATGTTCATCATCTGGTTGGTGGCCATCTCCTGCAACATCTGCGCCGCCTTGGGATTGGTCACCCTGGCTGGGTTGCTGGGGTCACCATATGCCATACGGTGCAAGTCCTCGAACTGCCGGCGCGTGTCGGTTAGTTGTCCAAGCGACTGTTGAATGTCGGCAATAGGATCTGTTGTCAAGCTCTTGAGGCGGCGCTTGGCGTAATCACCAGCAGAANATATAGCAGGCAGTACACCGCCCAGCAATGCGTCAGACATGTTGGCCTCGTTTATTGTGCATATGGGTTGCCCTTCTTACGGGCCATTCCTGCGTCTACAAAATCGTCCTCATCATAAGCTTCTGGCGCCGGTCCGTCAATGTCTAGCCACCCAGCATCCCTCAAGTATCTCAGCGCCTGGGTCATGGCGTCTACATAATCATCGTGCGCCGACTCGGGAAACGAACACACTTGGCTCACCATACCTTCGGCCCAGTCTTTCACGTAACCAGGGTGGTTGCCGCTCTCAGGGATCCATACACGGCCTGCGGCAATGATGTTGGACACAATGTTCAGTCGTTGCGTCTTGTCGGCTCTACCCGGGTTGTAGGCCCTCACAGGCAAGTGAGCGCGTTGTAAGTCCTGAATCAATGAGATTCCCGCGGCTTTGTCCTCCACCAGGATCAGGTCCACGCGTTTCTTGTCTTTACCCTCACCGAACACCACTTCAAACTCGTCTTTGACCTTGGGGCGCAAATCAGGGTACTGCAAACGGTCCTGCCAGCAGTCGATCACCATCACGGACATTGGACCATCAGTTGGCTTAAATACACCAAAAGTAATACTTGCTGTCGGATCGTTAATAGTTTTGTCCGTAAAGGCGCAGTCATACGATTGCATGATGTACTCGAACTTGGGGAACTCTTTGCCGTTTGGCCATAGCCTGAACATGCCGCGCTTGATAATACCCGTGTCTTCTGGGTCCAGCACCTCAGCATGGATCTCTTGGCGGCCAAGCTTTGTGCCCTCATAACTCAAGATCTGTTTCTGAAAGCTTGGGGCCAGGTTCATCAGGTTGGTGTAGGTGGATGCGGTGGTCAGCGCCACATCGTTACCAGCACGTCCTATCAGGTCCACAATCAAGTCTTTTGGCCTGGGTGTAGTCGTGACAATGATTTTGGTGCGCTGGCCCAGGCGAACGCTAAATTGCACCTGGTCCCAGGTTTCCTGGATGTAATCATATGCGGCCAACTCATCCAACCAGGCACCGTGCCACTGCGGCCCCCGGAACCGATTGGGCTCGGACGCCGGTATACCACCAATGATGGACCCGTTGATCAATGTGATCTGGCCAATGGACTTGTTGTAATCGTGGACCAGTATCTCAGGGATAACGCTAATCATCCCCGAATCACCCTCAAAGCATGTGCCGCGTACATCAGCACTTGTGGGCGCTGCCACCAGCCAGCGGGTCTTGGGGTTACTCCATGCCCACCAGGCAATATTCTCTGCCGCCAGCCTCGTTTTACCCGCGCCACGGCCTGCTATAACAGCCCAAATTCCCCACCATTCACCAATGGGCTCGATCTGATGGTTGTGAGCGGTCGCTAACCAATTCATGCGCCACTGAAATGCGGCCAGATCTTCGGGTGTCAGTTTGGCCAGGTGGCCCTGGATTTCAGGGTTCTCGAGTTGTTCTTGGATTTCATCCAGGATTTCAGCTTGCATTTGCCAGTTGCCGCTTCATTTCCACATTCTTGATCATGCTGGTCACCACTTCTTTGGCCACAACGTCCACGACAAGGGGGTTATTCGCGTCACCAGTATGTTTGAGTACGTCGCCGTACTTAGTGGCCTTCAGCTTGCTGGCAACCCATTTACGCGCGTCTATGCGGTTCTTTTGCCATGCCACGTAAGCTGAATCAAGCCTGACGTTGCCGTCCTTGTCAACGAGTTGGTACGGCATTTGATCAGCAATATCTACGATTTCATCAGCGTGAGTCTCGGCCTGATCTTCACGGGCGCGAGCATAATTGTTACAAAAGTCTTCCTTTTGGAGCAACCACCGATAGATTGTTACTCTTTCNGGCATATCATCATCTTTGCAGATTTTGTTTAAGCTTTCGCCTTCTGCTATACGTAAGCAGATCACCTGAGCCAAGTGATCACTATATTTTGATGGGCGGCCCATTTTCTTGGGCTCGATTTCTATGTTTGTATCAGGCATTCCCTATTCTCCGAAAGTCCTATGCACTGAGCGCAGTGTAGCGCCATTAACTTAACCTTGCAAGAGTCGTTTGTTTAACCGGGCTATGTTGGCCTTTTGCTCATCAATGGTTTCCTGGGATATGGCCAGCTTGTTCTCTAAGTACCTGATGCGGCTTTGGGCGTATTCCACCCAATTCATCCATTCATGGTCCCGGACTTCTTCCATCTTTGGCACTTCAGGTTTGGCCTCTACTTTGGGCGCCCGCGGCTTGTATGGTTTTGTTGTGGCGGCTCTTGGCATGTTAACTCCGAATTAATACTTACCAAGTAGATCGTCGGCTGGGACCAATCCCATGTCCTCGTCCACCACGTAACCCAGGTACGCGAGTAAACCAGTCATATCTTGGTTTGTGCGTACCCCGTATGATAACACGCATGGGCCGTGAATAGCTCGCCGGCAGAAAATATCCGCTCATATTCAAGTGCTTCGTGTGTCATGGTCACCTCAGTTGTTGTACACGCATAGGTGGCCTGGATTGACCCATTCAGCGTATAAGTTGTACTTGTCGAGTATTTCTGTGATCAAAGGGTTTACCCCAAATAACCAGCCATCTTTGTCTTTTGACCAGTAATCAGCCCATACCGTTGGGTGGTTTGATTCTGCATCGACATTGAAATTCTCCTGGTCATCTCCCCAGGTCCACACCGGGCACCCAATTTTTTTGAGTGCGTTGTATGCATGCCGGTGGTTTCTTTTCATGCTGTCACTTCTTTAGCCAAAATGGCTTGCAGGCCAGCCATTAGCTGTTCTGCCTCTGCTTTGGTGAAGACAAAGAAATTAGAGCCATGGCTGTGCTGTAGACTCAGCCAAGCACCCCCATCGTCCCAATCAGACAATGATACTCGCACACCGTCTACCGTTTTGATGATTGTTTCNTTTTCTTTCATGATTGGTCCTTAAATTAAATGTCGTACAAGTAAGCGGCTTTCATTTCATCAACGTGATCGTAGTACGCGCCCTTGGCAACATCCTCGAATTCGCGCAAGTCATAACTGCTCAAATCGTAAGTCACATTCTTGCCCGCGGCATCAAAAACAAACACGTCAAAATAAATACCGTACCCATCGTCGGCAACGTCATATGCAACGATGTACCCGTCAAGATTAATCTGGAACTTGAAATCACTTGGCTTAATCATTTTGTTTCCTTTTTCAAATAACCTGCTTATGCAGTAAGTTAATTATAAGTTAATGTAAATACCCCATGCAAGCACAGGGTTATTGTTTGGTTTAACGTGATGTAACTTTGACTGA